ATCCATATAACGTGTTGCCATAAAATTATTTTAAGTTTAATATTTAAAACCAAAAAACTGCTTGACTTCGTCAAGGGTGTATTTAAGGTTTAGGTTGTTTAGGATTTTAGGCATATTAGCCTTTTACAAACAAAGCCGACTGAACGCCGGCTTTGCCTAAAAAGTCTAATCTCCAATAGAAACTGTCCAGGTGATTTTCAGCGTGTCAGAAGCACCCTTGTTGATTACCGAGAATACCTGACGGGCCAGAAGCGTGCCGCCCGATGAGGAATTCAAGATTCCCGCTTCGGTGATCGCTCCCGTCCCGTCTGCGGCCGCCCAGTCACCGACGTAAATCACGTCGTTGTCTGCGGCTCCGGTTCCTTGCGTGCGTGAGGTGAGGGCGTTTCGATCCAGCTGGCTCACAAGAGCCGTGTCGCTGGTGGAAGCGGCCGTGCTGGATGTACCGATCGCCATATGGCTCATTGCCGCTTCGCCCGGCGAAGATGACAACGCATCAGCCACATAAGCGTCTCCCACTTCAGTAATAACATTCTTAACGTGCCGTCTCTCCTTCAACAATCCATCGGGACCAAACAATTCAGCTTTCAAAACTCCCATTCGAGAGAGTTTCTCGATAAGCTTTCCCATTTTAAGGATTGTTAAAGTTTAAGCGATGCAGTCCTCGATGAGGTATCCGGCGACATTAGAAACGATTTTCTCGTCCTCAATGTATCCGGTTTCAACCACATCCCTGGACTTTTCTTCTTCTCTCCACTCTTTCGTCTGCCAATTCCTCGATCGGAAGATATACCCCGCCGACACGTCGTCAATGGCGGCATTCGGGTTGGCATACAATAGAATCATATGCTTTCCCCAAATATCAGCCATCGTCTGGGTAGCCGCCCCTTCTACTGTCGAGCAGTAGGTGGCTTTCGGGATAATGACCTTCAAATTCCACAAAGTGGGAGGAAGGTCGCCGTCCACCAGAAGATCAGCGTGAGTATATTTAATCAGATTGCGAATTTCAGCGTCCCTCTTTACGACTTTAGCCACCGCAGATGGAATTATGATCACGTTTGGTTCTCTACCAATCTGCGTTCTAACCGCTTCCTTTGCAGTATCAATGCGATACTCAATGGAGCAAGTGACACCGTCAGAATCAAAACTTGCGTTGTTGAACTGGTTGGTGCCGGAAAGCTGGACTCGGTTTGTCGAAGCCCAATTGGCCTGCGTCTGAATGAGGGTGGCAATCCTGTATTCCAGATCCACTAACAGCTTCTCTGCCATCCTTTGCGTTTTTGCGATCTTCAGTCGTAGCACTGAATCCGCATTCGCTTTCTGGCGATCCGTAACACCTACCTTGAGGGCGTATTCCTCAGCTTGATAGGTGGAGTAGTCGAGACTGAAACCTACCTCGTTTGACTCTGCCCCGTCGGCCCGAAGGGTATTCTCTCTGCGGAAAGGTTCATGCCGGTTCCAGATGTAGTATTTGTCAGATTCTTTCTGAATCTGCAAAACCGGAAAAATCTGCTCCGCAATAAACCCAGTCGGGTGGTAACCTATCGCCACATTTGTCAGAACTGCGTTCTGATGAACTTGTCGTACTCCTGGCATGGGTTTAGTGAGCTAATACCATCGGACGTATGAGCATCTTGATGACTTCGCCAGCCGCTGTCGCACCCTCGAGAGCAATCCCTATGATATGCTCGGTGGAAGCAGATGTACCCGTCCAGCTTGCACTGACATCGGGACACTTCTGGACTCTTCCGGTCGAGGTGACAGCCGTCAGATAGTCGCCTTTTGTGATAACGCCGCCGGCCACCACTTTCGTGATGCCGGAAATCATTACCGGAACCGCTTCGTTTGCCGCATCCGTGACATCCTGAATCACTCCGATTATCTTTTCGTTGGTAGCATCGGGAAGATCCACCTGATTAGCGGAAGTCCCCAGCTCTACGCAAACGTAGCGTTCGGCAAAGATATTTTCGGCTTCAAAAGAAACTACCTGGCCTGGTACTTGTTCGGCCATGCTTTTTGTCCGATTAACGAATTAAACCGTGCTCCATTCGTACTAAGTTTTTTTATGTAAAGCTATTCAGCTTCTTTGAGGTTCTGTTCGGCCATCACTGCCGCATCGGTGTAGGAAAGCTTGTCGTTCTCGCTCATCAGTCTCTTGGCTTCCTCGTCAAGTTCCACGCTTTTCTCGTCAAATCCTTTCGGTGCCGGCTTGGCTTCCTTTTTGAACCCGGAACCGATTTCGCCGAACATATTGGCTTTCGGCATCTTTCCGAGAATCTCGAAGAACTTTTTGGCCTGCTCATCATCCAGCGTTTCGGCAAAGGCGATAACCTTGTCCTTTTCTTTCAGGAGAATCTGCCCGCCCTTATTGGCTTCGCTGAAAACGTATTTGGAAACTTTATCCGTCATTTCCCTTTTCCGTTCAGCCATTTTCATCTCATTCACTTTCTTTTCAAGTTCCTTGTTCTGTTCTTCGACCGCCTTAAACTTTTCCGAGAACTGTTTTTCAGCGTCATCTTCCGTTTTGTTCTCCTCGTCTTTGGCCTTCGCTTCATCCTCGGCTTTCTTTTTCGCTTCTTCATCAGCCTTAGCTTTGGCATCCGCTTCCTCTTTTTCTTTAGCCTCTCTCGTAACCTTTTCTTCTTCGGTTTCACCTTCGTCAAGCTTATATTTCTTGATGGTCTCATCATCGAGATCCTCTTTCATTTCGAGGAGAAAATCCCGCTCAGCCATCGTTATATCCTTGGCCTCTTTGGCTAGTATTTTTTCCAGATCCATGTTAGTGTTCTTACTTGTTAAAAATCGTTCCGACAGCACGACGGCTTCCAAGCTCTTAAAATACGGCTTATTGGTTAAAGCCCCGCCTGTCAGAACATTATCGAATTTTTCCCTTGTCTCCGGATCTTCGTATTTGAAGTAAAATTCCGGCGAGAAAAACTTATACGCTTTTGATTTTAATAATTCCATTCCCTTGTCCGTCCACTCTATCACCGCCCAGAGGCTATCGCTTCCTTTCTTCACCAGATCCTTGACCCAGCCCACTGCCGGCAATTCCTCGTCTCCTTGCGGATGGCCTTCGGTGATGTAAATCCCTTTTCGCAGTCCTTCCCTGAAGTGTTGGATCATCTGGTCAAGTATGCTTTCATTAATTCTCATCTTTCCGTAAGTCGGATGCTTCCATTCGCCGGTCTGCATTATCTGAATCTCGGAAGTCTTGCTGTCTCCCGGCTGGGCGAACTCGTAAACCTGCGTGATCATCATCTCGCTGGCTTTGCTTTTCATAATGGAAGATTTACAGATAGCAATAGCGGAGGATTTTGATTTCCCCTGCTTCACCAGTCCGGCCACGCAAGATTCCATTTTCTTCGTTATCGCCGGAGTTTCGTTGGGCAATCCATAAGGCATTTTTTTATATTAATTAGGATTGTGCAGGGATTCGAACCCTGGTTTCACTAGCATATTTCTATGCGTCATGACGTTTTGTGACCATCAAACTTCACAATCCATTATTATTTTAGCACATTATTTCGATCTTGACAATTGTTTTTTTACTTCTTCGTTATGTTTCTCCACGCTTTCCTCACTTCGGCTCTTCAAATAAAACTCTTCGTCTATTATTTTCGGGCTTCCCATGTGTCCAATAACCAGATCCGTGTCAACGTGAATGTCAAATCCGAATTGCTTCGCTTTTTCACAGAAGTTTATGTCATGACCCTGTCGGTCAATCCAAAACCACGGCATCGGTATCTTGAAGAACACATCCATTTTGATCAGCACCGCCCCGAATCCAATCGCATCGCACCGCATCACTCCTTTCTTGGCTACATTCACGGATCGGTAAAAATCCTCATCTTCTTTTTTGGCAAACACACAAGGGAAGTATGGCGGCGTACGTTTATAGGCCACCGCTCCCACTATATCCTTATCGTCCGCCAGAAGGAAGTCCACGAGGTTGGGTAGAAAGGTATGATCCGTGTCAATCATCATCACGTGGGTGCATTCCAGCCGCATCGCCTCCTCCACGGCGTTGGTGCGGGCATCGCAGATTGATTTCTGCGGATTGGTGACGATTGGCCATTCCTTGTCCAGTCGCAAGCCTATAAACGACTTAAACGGGCTTAATCCGTCGAAATCCTGAATGTATCCGTTCCCATGAATGCTCACTAAAACTTTATTTTGCATAGTATCCGATTATTTTTAATGCTTTCGCCGTGTCGTGTCTTTCCGTGATAGTGCAACTTTTGTAATTCGCTTCCCAGATAGTCAAATGGTTGCTTCCCACCTTTTTCACGAATCCGACATGACCCCAGAATCCTACATTCATTATAGCCACCGAATACTTTTTTGGCTTCTGGGAGTTAATGCTCCGTTTCTTGCTCCAGAGTGTCCAAAGTCCGTAAGGCAGGCTTGAAACTTTGCTCCGGGCATACTTCACGCAGTTGCACCGGTTTGGATCGGTTCTGTTTAGCACTTTTATATATGGCTGGCTCATTTTTTTCCGGTTAAATCCAATGTTCCCTTGTAATAATCCCAGGCAATCGAATCTTTGTCTATGATAGGCTTTTCAATCTGCTCAAATTCATTGACCCCGCCCTCCCAGCGTTTCATGATGCTATTCGGCACGCCTTTCACTTCCGGCAATTCGGCTTCGTCTTTCATTATTTCCACCCAGATTCCCCTACAATTCGAGTGGTATGCACCGGCTTTCGCCATCGGATCATTCAGGCTTATAACTCTTCCATCCATTGAAAGGCAGAAATTGCAAATCCTAAAATCCAAAACTTCGCTCCGCTGGAGAGCGTAAACCATCTTCTTGTTCTCATATATCGTCTGATAACGGCCCTGATTGTAAAGTTCCCCGACCGTCAGCACGGAAGTGTTGTAAGTAAGCGTATTCGACAGCTTCCCCAGCTCGATAGCCACGTTATTCATCGCTTCATCAATAGTCTTTCCTTGCTGTAAATGTTTCAAAGCAGTCAGTTTCATTCCCCGTAATACTTCACTTTCGTGAACATCGGCGATAGTATCCGCTTGCATAATGAGCCTTTTAAGCTCCGCTTCGGGCGTTTTCGGAGCCGGCATTCCCATCTCTTTGGATGCTCCCCGTTTGCCGAACTCATAAATCAATCCCAAATGCCGCAATATTTCTTTCCGATAAGGCCCTTTGTATTCCATGGCCAGATTCCGCACCGCCGTCATGTCCTTCGTCTTCATAGCCTTCTTGAAGTCCGCCAGCAGAATCGGACTGGCTTCTTCCAGTATTTTTAGGGTATCTTTCACGTAATTCTGCTCGAACTCGGTGAGCCTGTCTTGAATCAGCTTGAAGTTTATTTTCTTTTCAGCGAACGTAAGAGGTCGCCACCCCACGAATACTGGCTCGGCTCCGTGCAGTTGCATTTTACCTTTTTTTTTTAATTCGCTGGCTTTCTGCGGTTCTTCCTCCTTTTCCATTTTTTCTTTTTCACCCTTGCCTGGTTTTTTTTCTTTTTTCTCATCGGGTATATTCTCAACCACCGGTTGGGCTTTTCGCATTTCCTCCCGTTCTTCTTTCTCCTCTTCCGGCACCTCGGGCAACTCAAATTTTTCCCGGATGAAATCCTCCAGTCCGCCATCCGGAATGATGACCTTGGCCGAAACCAGATCGGACAAAGTTGTGGAAAGTTCCTCAAAATCAACCCTACCTATGCTTGAAAATTGCAACTCCGGATAATACTCCACATCAAAATTCATGTCCACCAGTTGTTTGATGGCGTATTTATTAATCACGTCGCTGATTTGTCTCGCCACCGCTTTCAGGGATTCATAAAAAAGGGCTGAATGGTCTTGGCTCAATGCCCGGCTTCCCGATCCGCCGGTAGATCCCAATTCCAAAAACTGGGCCAGCACGCTTTTGGTTATCTGCCGGTCATGGTGCAATATGGAATTTTTCGGGTCCCGCACTGAACTTCCTTTCATGTCGGCCATCTCAAACTCCCAACCAGCAGGAATTGCCAAATACTGCTGTTCATTGGCTCTTATATTCTTCAGGAGTGTTTGGGCCATCGTTTTATCGCCGTCGTCATATCCGGCTGGAAGCTTCATTATCGGAATTCCCAATCCCTGCCGCTCAAAGCTCATGGCGTCTATTTTGTAAAAGTTATCCTTGAAATACCAATGTTTGTAAGCTTGGCGTAAAACAGAAATTCCCTCCCAATTATCGCCTTCTTTTTGATTAATGAAAATTATCAGCTTCTCCATCGGAATCTCAACCTGCCGGCCGTCCGGGAGTATCTGGGTTATGCCTTCTTTGCCAGCGTTGGCGTCCCCGATCTGCCATTTATAAATTGACTTCGGAAGCCTCGGAGCAAACTTCTTCCAGCCGATATATTCCTTACCTTCGTGTTCCACGATCTGAAATACCTTCTCAAAAACCATATGCCCGTAATCAAGCATCAGAAGTGCCTGGCGAAGAAAATCATCCCATGTAATATCCATTCGCTCCATGAGGCAGGCCCAGACAAAATCAGCAATCTCCTGATCTTTCGGCTCATCGGTCGCCGGCTGGATGAACCATTTTGCTCCCCGGATCGGAAGTTTGATTGACATTAAAGCCGCCCCGACTGTAGCGTCAGATCGCCGCATCTGATCGTAAATTCTCAAGCCTTCCTTACCCGAAAGAACAGAGTTATACTCTTCATCACTTATCATTCCGGAGAATATCGAAGTACCGCTCCCGCCCATCTCTTTGGAAGATATCCTTTGCTGGAATATTCTCGGAAAACTTATGTCTCGTCCGAATAGTTTCATATGATTAAAAAACTTTTTGCTGAAGTCCCGCTGTCACGGGCTTTTCTTTTGTTTCCTCCATTTGATCGGGATATAAATCACTTAACCTGCCAAACTCTGGATTGATTCCCTTATGAGCCAGAGCGATGCTCCAGAACGAATCTCCGTGTCCCATTGGTGTTTCCAACGCTTTCAGGTCGTTCGTCACCATCAGGATCTGTTCAGTCTGCCGCTGGTCGTCCAGAAGCTCGATTTTCTTCTGTGTCACCGATTTGTCAAACTCCACCGCCATTGAATGCTTCTCTTTGGTGGTGAATGTTACCGGCACGCACTGGGCCGGCAGGATTCCCCGCTCCCGCAGACTCTCGAACTCGGCTCTAGTGTCATCGTAGAACAGCTGATCTATCTTGAAATTCTCAATTGCCATTAAAAGGTATTCAACTTGGGTAGGCTTCTGCGGATTAAACGTCCCGTCCCCGGCATAGTTCCACCCATCCATG